ATTTAGGGAAACAACAACATAACAACTTCAATAATTAGAAACAGAAGGAACCTCGTCCCACATAGCCCTGAACTGCGATTCACTGGCAAGCACGGTAGCAACCGCATCCGCCACCCCGGCCACGGACCTCTCTGGCACTTGATATCTCTCCGCCACCACGCGCGGCAGCAATTTGGTCTTGAAACAATTCAAATAATTGCCCAAGGAGTCCCTCGCACTCACGAAGCGCTCATGCCACTGCGGGTCCTCCCCGGACACCGCCATAGACCACCGCTCAACCCGCTTGATCGGATCCGGCACGAAGTGAACACTACGATTGATGTCATCAATCAGCAGGAAATTCGATGCGAAATACGGCGAATCCGTCATGTAGGTCTTCGCCCCTAGGTTGAAAACCTCCGCCAAAGTCTGAATAGCGTCATCCTCATGCACCACCGCGGACGCGGCGATCAACGAGTCGTCCCCCATGAATACCGCCCAGATGACTTTCGTGCCCCGGAACGCGTATGACACTGCAACCGCATTCAACACAACGTTGCCAAAAGCAGTAGTCGCGTCCCCAGACTTCCGCTGGTACATCACATGCAAGGACAACCCCAAAGACACAGCCCGCAACTTGCACTCCACGTGTCCGCCCAGCCAGCGCTCCAACAATTCCTCATTTAACCCCAGAGCCTTGAACACCAAAGCCTCCAGCGCGTACACAAAGCGCCCCTGAGACTTGTCGTACTTCGAGAAGTCAGTCTCCAAATACTTGACAGTGGCCGCCTCGAACGGATGCACGCCTCGTATGAATTGCTCAATGTCCCCCATGTCCTTGAGCAAATTCACATGATAGTTGGGGCGCAACAGAGACATGAAGCGTCGCACCAACACCCGAAACACGGAACTATAGAAGGCAGACAAAGCCTTCTCATGATACACTATCACCTAAGGCTCAGTGCGAGTGTCAAGTGGCTTCAGTGACATCGTCGGCTTCACATCGGCCTTGAGCATCACCAAGTACTCATCCACCGGCATCTCACCCAAAGATTGAGATTTCTCCTCCAGCTCCCGCTTCACCGCCGCTAGCTTCTCCGGAGTGCTCTGCGTCACCCACTCCCTGAAACCTTCCTCCGACAAGCCAACCATATCACCTTGGAATGATTCCAACTTAGTCCTAGCGTCAGACACACACGCAGTGTCCAG